ATATGTTGTTCCTGCAGTCAATCCATCTTCTACTCCGAAACTTGCTTGTTGCACAACATTTGGTGCGGCAGCTATTGTTCTTACAAGATTACTGTTTGTAGCTTGACCTGTTGTAAAAGAGCTTGTCGCTCTATGTATGCGTATTTCTCGCAAGTCTGAAGCGTTAGGGTTTGTCCATGTAAGACCTATGTGAAATGGTTTATCTTGAACTCTTGATAAATCTGAAATAGTATCAGGTGTATCAGCACCTCCTGTGGCAATCGTGATCTCAGACGTTTTAGCACTAAATACATTATTTGAACTGAAATGTCGTAAACAAATAAAATAAGTTGTATCTGGTTTGACATTATTTATGATTTCTTTCAGTGAACCTTTTCCTGCAAGAATAGATGAATCATATGTACCACTTGATGTTCCATATAGTATTTCAGTTCCCAATACACTATCATCTACTGCACTTTGCCACGTTACTTTCAAGTCATACCCTGTGTTAACTTTATCAAGTTGCACGCTAGGATTTGTAGGTGCAGGAACTGTAAAATCACCTGTAGCAACGTTAGACATATCACCTTCATCAATCGGTGTTATGTAATCACTTGTACTGAATGTAAAAATTGATGAATCTATTTCTTTAAGAACTAGTCTTGTTCCAACCATAGATACTTCTTCAACATCAAAAACTTCTAGTTGAACACTTAATACTTCAAAAACTTTTGTTGAAAAACTTAATCTTTCGTTTGTAACTCTTACATAATCAAAAGGTTGTAATTTCATATAATTGACATCACATAACATTGTGATCGTCATGTCTTGTCTTGAATGTAGGAGTTGAAGTCTTGCTATTCTTTGTGCAATTGTTGTTGAATCTGTGAAAGGCAGTTGTATTTCAAGTTCTTTTCTGTAATTAGCATTACTTTCACCTGTAGGTGTATCTTCATTTAGATGTGTGGTGCTTGTAAAAACTGGGGAATCTGTTGCAATAAAATTGTTATTTGCATCTACGTATACTGCTTTAACTGTATTAAAGTTTTCACCAGAGTTTGGTTTTGTAACAACTTGTATTGGTTGTAATAAATTTTCATCATTTATTGTCAATGAAGGTACAACAGATGCACCTGCAAAAACAACAAACTGACCATTTACATATGACATTTTTCCTGCCATAGAACTTAATATTGATTCTAATACACTTGTTCCTGATGCACTGAAATCAGCAAAACCATTACTTGTGTATGCATCATCTCCAAATGTTAAAGTAATACCATCATTAATTGTAATTGCTGTATCAAGAGTAATTTGATTTATTAATCTTTTTACAACCCTTACAGTTCCAGAAATCCCAGTGCCCGTTACTCTTTGTCCAACATCAATCAAAAGGTTTGATGTAGCACTATCAAGATTTACAACAGTTGAATTATTTACTGCTCCGTCATTGGTTGCAGTAGTTACACCATTATTAACATCACAAGTATTAGCAGCAACTCTAAAACTTCCTAAAGAACTTGATAAATTAACTTCACTTTGTGTAGCCTTTAATCCATAGGTTGTATCTTTTATGTAATCTAAAACGTGTAATGCAGGGTTTTGTGAAAAAGTGTGTGTAGTTGTATCATCAAATCTTTGTGGACCAGTTCCACCAACAGTTGAATCAAGTCTTGGATCATAAACTCTTTTTCCTTTTACAATAAATGAAAGTGGTGGAATACCTCCACTGAACTTTTCTGCATCAAAGACCATCTCCATAAAAACATAGGCCATTCCTGTGAATTTATCGTTTGATCCTAGTACCGAATTTGCAGTAACGGTTGAATCTGCAGATGTTTGTGAGCCATCTTTGAAAACGAATCTAATTAATCCACCAGATGTATAGCTGTTTGGATTGTCTGTGTTTTGGAATCTAGTATTTGTTACAACATTAAAAGTACCATCTCCATCTGTAACTGACACACTTGTAAGTTCCTCATCATTAATAAGAATACTTTCAAGTTCTTGTATTCTATGACCTGCTAAAACTATAACTAATCTTAATTTATGGTTTTCTGTACCTGCAGTTTCAATATGTGTGATTGTTCCACCGACTCTTGCCCTTCCATAAATTATTTGTCTTGGTGCTTGTGCTGATCTGTTGGATATTTTAGAACCTTGATTAAAATTATCACTTGATGCACTTGCACCCTTTGTAAGAAGTCCACCAACAAGTGTTCCAAGAGCAGAAACTGCTGCAACACCTGTAGCATATGCAACTGCGGTTACACCTGCAGGTAACAATGCAGGTGCTAATGCACCACCAGTCGCAACTACAAGAAATGTTACAACAAAAATTCTAGCTGCATTTTTAATATGCTTAGGCATTTACCCTCCACCCTTCAATAATTTTATTACCAGATATAGCAGTAATACCATCACTACTTGGACCAATAGTTTTAGAACCGTCATACATACCACAAACTTGTGTTTCTTGTTGGATAATAACAAGATCACCTTTTTGCAAAAAAGATGGGTGAACTTTTTGTAAATTTTTTTCTTTACATGCTTTTCTAATACTGTTTACAAGTGTGCTTCCGTAGTCTCTAATGGTTTCTAAGGCACTTTCTTTATCCACCCAATGCAATTGTTTTGGTATCAAAGATTGACCAGTCATAGCTTTTATACAAGCATCTGAAAAAATACAACAATCCCATTTTCCCCACATAAATTTTTTATCCATGTTTGTGTTAACAAAGTTATCAAATTTTGATTGCCAATTACTTTTTTTTATCATTCTTGATTTGTAGATTTATCATTTCTAACTGGACCCCTTCCACTTCCACGTCCACCTGTGCCAGAACCTGAACCTGTATTACTTGATGTACTTCCCCAAATAATCTCTTTATCAGCTAAACTTTGAACCCTGTTAAAACAAGAATCACTAGAATCAATAAATTTTTGCGACTCTTTTGTATATCTAAGGTTTGATGGTCTTTCAAGATCAATAAGTCTATTTTCTGCATCTAATGTGATAGTTGAACCATTTGGGTCATCATTAATTGTCATACTTTGTATTCTTCCCTTGAAAACAGTCATTGTTCCAATGACAACCTCACTTCCTTCTAATAAAAATCCTAAAAAGATTGTTAATAATCTGTTTTGATAATTTTCTGTTAGGGCAAGGTTTAAAACAGTAGAGTCCATTCCGGCAAGAGAAACAGATACACCAGTTGAAGTAAGTTCAAGGTTGTCCTCTACAGGTGAAATTGCTAATAAAGTTCCAACACCAAGATAGTTTTCACCACCTACAGATAAATCACCATCACCACTCCATAATCTTAAAGTTTCTGTATCAAACTCACATTTAACTGCAAAAAAAAGATTTTGATGATCTTCAGCTAATGTATCAGTTATGCTTGTGTTAATACCTGCTCTATTTGACACTAGACAACCTCAATGCATGAGAACGAAATACCATAATTAGAAATATTATCAGCATCCCAATCAACAGTATTCGTTGAAAGTCTAAACAAACCCTTTGGTGTTGCAAACCTAACAACGTGGTTATTTGTTAAAGCAGTTCTTAGTTTTGGTTGTATGCTTACACCGTATTGATCTGGTGAACCACCAGATGTTGTAAGACTTGCATCTTGTGTAACCATAACATATTGCACAGGATTACCTGTTGCACTTGTACCACCTGTTATCTGTAAATAATCCCCTTTTTTGATAGTACCTGTTGCAGAGTTTGAACTTGCATCTAAATTTAAACCAGTTGCACCTTTTTGGTTGCATATAATACTAATACCAGAATCGTTAGTACGAGTTGTCAAAGTTGTATCCACACGAATAGTGTTTGAATCTGTTTTGGTTGTTACTTTATGTTGACCATTGTTTGGGTTATCTTCTGCCCCTGAAATAAATATAAAATCACCGACTACAATATTTGCAAATACGTTTCCTGTACCAGTTATTACGTTGTTAGTATTATTAAAAGAAAGTGTTTGACTAGATGCATTGATTCTATGATCTGATAGTAAGGTCGTACCATCATAAGTACCAGTGTTTGTTAAAGCATCTGGGTCTGCAAATTTAAAGTGATTGATTGGGCCTTCAAGTTCTAAAAGAAAAGATTGCCAATTCAAAGCAGTGCTTCTTCGCATGGGTGGTAAAGTAACTGATGCTTCCCAAAAAACACCGTCATATTCTTGTGTTCTTACTTTTCCAGTATATGGTGATGCAACACTTCCTACTGATCTTACTAACCTAAAATTGCTAGAAACAAAATTAGGTGTTGTTGGCATTTCAATTATCTTAGCCACCTAATAAACTCCTTCTATATGAACCACCACGCATTGCTGCTTCCTGTACTGCACCTTTTGTAACGTCTGCAATTTGTGGCAACATTTTAGTTATCTCTGCTCTCACTGTTGGAACTACACCTGTTGCAAAATTTATATTTTGGTTAATTACAGTTGTAGCACCACCAATAGCTTTTTTTGTATTCATGTTATTTAATAATGTTCCCCCTGAATGTGGTATAAAAAGTTCTGCTCCACGTTCTCCAACAATACTTGGCATACCTCTTTGCATCGTTCCACCACTTGCATAACCTACATTACCCATATTTAACAAGTCTTGATTAGACATACCTGCAAAATCAAACATACCAGTTCCAACCTGACCACCAAAACTAGGGAATATAGCTTTTAAGATTCTATTAACCACTTCTAATTGTAAAAATATAGTTATTATTTGATTTACTATATTACCTGCAAAATCTCTAAAACTTGCTAAAGCATCTTGACCATTCATAAGGGAATCAACAAAATCTTGTGTAAATGCATTTGCTGCATCCGTTATTGTCTGTTGTAACTGTGCTGAAAAAGTTTCTGTGTCTCTTATTTCCTCACCTATTTTTCCAAGTTCGTCTTTGATCTCATCAGTTTCTAAAATATTATTTACTTCTGCAAGAAATTCATCAACAGAACCAACACCAAGCAAAGCGACAACAAGTTCTTTTTTTCTTTTCTCTATCTCAGAACTACTTAACTGTACAACTTCACCACCGATATCAAAAGGAATTGTTGCTGTACCGCCTGGGCCCATACTTCCACCACGAAGAAGTATTCTGCTTATCACATCATCTCCTTCTAATGTTTGTGCAACATTAAGTTTTAATTGTAGTTCTAATGTTTTTTCTATGATAGAACGTAATGCAGTCATCTCATTTTCAATTAAATGCTCAACTGTTCTTCTTGAATCAACAACTTGTTTTTTTAATTGTTCAAAAAGTTTAAAATCAGTCATTTCTGATGCAGTAAACATGGTTTTGAAATCTTGACCAACTGAAAGCAGTTCTTCTATTGCTTTGTCTATTTTACTTACATCATCAGCACCACCACGTGCTGCTTTTGCAAATTCTTCAAAAGTTGTAATGTTACCTTTTAATACTTCTACAAATACTTCAAAAGTTCCTCCCCCTTTGAAAATTGCTCTTGTAAAAATACCAATACCATCAACAACTTTTACAATGATTGTTGCCAATCCTGATAACAGACCGATAATCATTCCAAACAATTGCCCAAGTGGTCTAAGTGTTTCAATGAGACTTGCAGTAGATTTAGCTAAATTTATAAAATTTTGTCGCAAACCAAAACCACTTACTCCATCTCCAACTGCTACGTTGAATTCAGAAATTTGATCTTTTAAGTTTGATATTGCACCAGATAAAGTGTTAAATCTTTCTTCTATTGCAGTAGGAAATTTTTCCCTTCCAATAGACCTTAGAAACTCTACAATTGCTTCTCCTGATCTATCAATGGTTTTGGTTACACCATCAAAAGTAACCGTTATTTTATCCCCTTGTTGTCTTGCTACTACACCAAACTGTTTGAGCATTTCCATCTCACCAGTGGTGGCGTTAAATGCTGCTTGTGCAAGTTGGGTTACACTTTTACCCATACCTGCTGCAAAGTTACCGAAATCCTGTAATACCTCACTGGTGGGTACAATACCTGCTTGTTTAAGTGTAATAAATGCTTGTGCAACTTCTTCTATTTGGAAAGTTGTTGTACTTGTGAATGCACGTATTAATTCAAATGATTTTTTTGCAGCAAGAGCAGAACCAGTAACTGCTCTTAATGTTGCTTCCAAATCTTCAAAAGTTCTATTCGTTTGAACTATTTGTCCAATAATCGCAGCACCACCGATACTGGCAAGTAAACCACGTAGTTGTTTTAGTGCTTTTCCAGATTTCTTAGACTTTTTTTCTGTTTTGCCAAGTTCTTTATTGACCCTGTTAAGACCTTTTTTGAGTTGTCTTGTATCTGCTTGTATCTGAATTACAAGTTTTTCAAGTGTTGTTTCCATTAGTCTGGGTATAACTCCATAAGTTCTTGTAATCTATCAGAATCCATAGATTCAGAAGTTTGGTTCCCACCATTAAACTCTACAAACCCATCAATAGTCATATAGACCTCAATTGGTGATAAAGTCCAAAATTCTTGGGGTGTGATTCCGACCATGCCCACACAGATAGAAAAAAATCTTCTAACAGGCAAGCGATCATCTAACTTGCCTCTTCTAGCTTTCCCTCGTCTGTTTCTTCCTGTGAATCATCAGTTAGAGTTTGTGTAAGCAAATTAGCAACTGCTGTTGTTGATGCAACTATACCTGCTTGTTCTACTATTTTTATGACATCTTGTTTGTTAAGATCATTGCCACCACCACGTAATGCAGGTAACAATACCTCAATTATTTCAGTCATTCTTATATCAGCTTCACTCATTCTAGTTGCTAGTTTGAGTATTCCACAATTACATGCAGTTTCTATTTGCATGATTGCATTCATTGTTAATCTAGCTTTGTAATCTTTACCTGCTAAATTTAAAAGTGTTTCACCCTTTAACTTGTTTGTTGTCATCTGACTTTTTCTCCTTTGGTTTACTTGCTTTTGCAAGATTTAGTGTTAAAAAATTATCTTGAACATTAAGAATAGAAGATAAAACCTTGTAAGTCTTTTTATTAACTTTTATTGTATCTCCAACTTCTATAATGTTTGCTACTTCAAGCTGTGTTTCATCTGTAGACAACATGGCATCTACAGATTCACCACCTAAATCTATTTGAACTCTATTCCAAGCCATTACGCGTCAAATGCTGTAATTAAGATTATACCGCTTGATTCAAAGGTCATTGAATAGGTTGCTTCTCCATTGAATTCACCTGCATACTCTAGTGATGAAATCATAAACTTCCCACGAAACTTAAAGAACTGTGGAATAAAAAACTCCAAGTTTCTAAAAGCAGGTGTTTGTGGCGATGAACCATCAACCTGTAGATTTTGTTGTGCTAAATACATATCTTTAACCAAACCCTCTGTAGCTGAATCAGTAAAAACACCACTTCCAGATATTGTGATTGAATTAACTCCACCACCTGCTAGAAGTTCTCTATAACCGTTTGAACTTTTATTGGTTACATCTACTGCTTCATCATTTAAAGTGATTGAGCTTGATCTAAGACCACCAACTGTTTGATAATTCCCAGAATTGTCAACCTTGATTAAGACATCTTTTCCTTTTTGTGCTGCCATTTCTTTCTCCTAAAAAATATATTAGCTTCCTAATATTATTGCTCGGAATCTCATGACTCCATGTCTAGTTACACCATCTGGGTCTCTAAGTATATCAGAAAATTCAAACCTGAGGTTAACCAGATTAAAACCACTGACGCTTAAACTACTATCATGCAATAAATCGTGTATCCTGTCCATAATTTCCTTTGTTTGCTTACTTCCTTTGTATTGAGACCAAATATGTATATTGATGGTAAATTCACCACCATTAAGGTCTTTTGTGCTGTAATCAATTGCAGTTTCTTCACCAAGTGATACAAAAGGATAGGTTGCGTTTTCAAGTACTTCATCAAACACACCTGCACCAAGAGTATTTGTTAATGTATTATCACCACTTAATGTTGAATATATTGTTGTTTGAAGTGCAAATTGACCGATACTCATTTTATAAAACTCTTTTCTCTAAATAATTTTTTTATTTTATGTTTGTTTTTTTCTAAAGCAGGTTGCATGAATGGTCTTTCCGTCATCTTTGTAGTTCCAAACTCTAAAAATTTTGAATAGGGTGCAGCTGAAATGATCTTACCAACCACTTGACCATCACTACTAGCTTTTACTTCTGTTGATATGTTGCTAACTAAAAAACCTGTATCACTTGCAGGTGGTTGATTTGGAGCAGATTGTGTATGTGTCCTTCTTGGATTGTACTTTTGTACTGTTTCACCTGATCCACCTGCTTGAATACTAGATACTGCTGTTTTTCTTACAAGCATAGTTGATCTCGTAACCAAAGGTTTTACTGCATCTCTTGGGTTTTCTATTAATCTTTTTTCCATTCTTTCTAAAAAACCTTTAAGATTTTTAATACTCACGTTGCAACACCTTCTTCACACATTAATTTTAAATATCTATCTCTTTCATCAATATTAATAATTGATCTTATGTTAAATAATTTATTGTTAAAACTTATTCGTGATGCGTTTGTAATGTCGGTTCTATGACGGATTGTGATTTCATGTGTTACGCTTCCTATCAACTTTCCTTGCTTGTATACCTCTTTACCATTTTTTGGTACAACGTTGGCATATACGGAAGCTATAGTACTAAACCCAGAACTTATTCCACCACCTGTATCTCTTGATGTGCCTTGTCCTTGTAAAGTTATAAAGTGTCTAAACTTACCGATACTCATTATCCAATCTGTAAAAGTTTTGAACTTCCAAGACCAGAATAGACAACATATGGTTCTAGAAGTTTTTTTGCTGTATTTGGTAAAGCACTTTTACCTTCATACATATCACCTCTATGCTCATATAAGTAAGCAATTATCTGAAACAGTGCAAATTTTATTGGTTCAGGAACACTACTTGCATCTGCATATCCAGTTACATATTTAACCTCTATTGCATTTGCAACACGTAAAGCAGTTGGAAATGTTTCACCTGTTCGTAAAACTATTCTTGCAGGTTGTTTTGCATTGTCTAAATAATATTTATTTGCAGCAAAAGTTGTTGCATTATCACTATCATCATATGTTTTGATATGTGTAACACTAGTAACCGTTGGCATAGGTAAATCAATATAATTTTTATAGTAGTTCAAATATGGGCCTGTTCTCATACCTTCCCACAAAGGGTCTTCATAATCTTCTAACGTATCAATAAAAAGTTGCAAAGTCTGTGTAATGATTGCTCTTTGCATGTGTTCTTCTGCAAGTCTTCTTGCTGTTACAATTAAAGAAGTTATAAGGGTATCATCACCACTTGTATCAACTCTCAAATAAGATTTTGTTTCTGAAAGTGTAAGTGGTTCAGTTGCAGGTGCTGTGTGAACTACTAAACCTGCCATTGTATCTCCTAGTTTGCTTTTTTCTTCTCTGCCTTTGTATCTACGTTTACACTATTATCAGATTGCATTTCATTTATCTGTAATGCTAATAATCTGATTTGATGTTGCAAATTAGCAATCTCTTGTTGTGCTTGTAAATATAAAGATTCAAAGTTTACTTGTGTGTTTTGTGTGTTGTCATCTGACATGTTTTTCTCCTGTTAATAAAAAAGTCTTTCAATAAATAAACCGATCATTGCAGTTACAATCAAACCATATTGACCGTAGATCAAGTATTCAAGTTTATCAAACCTTTTTGTACCACTATCAAAACGTTTATCTATGTTTTCAAAACGTATGTGGCACTCCCTTTCAAATGCTTCAATTGTACTAATAGTATTTGGTTTTGCCATTAGCTACTTTTCTTTTTAGTAGTTTTTTTGGTTGTTGTTTTTTTCTTAGTTGTTTTCTTTGGAGCTTTGCCACCTTCCCATGCTTCATTGACATCAGGGGTACTAGGGTCATCTGCTTTCAATTGACCTTTTTTGTTTCTTGCTCTTTTTGGTTTTACTTCTTTAACATCTGCCTCAAGATCAACAGTTTCATCTACTGAATCTACTTTAACTTCCATTGCCCAACCATTCTCAATGAACTTTTCCATCACTTCATCTTGCCATTGTCCTTCTGATTCAACAATCTCATCTGCTGTGTAAAGTTTTACTTCTGTTCCATGTTCATTACTACTGCCTGGCTTTGGAACTACAATTTTAAATTTTCTTGCCATCTTTTATCCTCATAAAGGTGGGGTGTTGCCACCCCACATAATAAATACTTACGCTAAGTTGTAAGTTGATGCTCCACCTGCATGTCTTGCAGCACCTTTAAGCACATTGATAGAGATTGGTGTACCAGTTGAATGGTTTCCAGTTCTAACAACGCTAACTCTAATGTATCTCTTACCACCTATGTAACCAATACCTGTAACCTGTGGGGTTTCAGCATTGTCATCAAGTGTTAAAAATATACCACTAGAAATAGCAACATCAGTAACGTCTTTTTGTTCTGCATCAGTATATGTTGCATCATCATCACTGTGTTGTAGTTTAAAGTCATACTTTAAGTTTGCAGCAAGTGTATCACCCTCAACACCTGAAGCAACAGTTACAAAAGCACCTTCAAAACCTTGAAGATCAACTCCTGTACTGTTTGTAGTTGTAGCGTTTCCACTAGCAACAACAGGTGCAAGACTAACAACCGCGACTAAATTATTACCTAAATCTTTCATAATATATCCTCGCTTACGCTGTTACTTTAAGTTTATTTATGGCTTCAGGAAGAATCACTTGTCCACCAACTCTACGTCTTGCAATGTATCTAACATTACCTGTAGTAGCTTGTGTAAATGGGTCTCTTAAAACCGCTAATGCTACTCTGTCAACAATCATATATGCTTTACTGAAATCACCAAAAGCGACTGGGAAAGCATTCTGAGCAACAGATGGCATATCTGTAGCTTCCACGTATGGATGTCCTAGAATTGTGTTAACCATGTTACCACCTAGCATCATACCTGTTTGGAAAACATACTGACCTGCTGTATCTTTTAATTTTCTGATAGCAGCTAATGTGCTTCTATTGAAAACAAAAGTACCATTACGTCCATAATCAGACTTAATGTTATGTACTAATGAAATCAAGCTATCAGCTAAGATTGCAGTGTTAGAACCTGAATCTACAGAACCAACATCGCTGTTAGTCATAAATCCTTCAGGTTTGCCTACAGCATTACCACTGACGAATGCAGTTCCTTCAGCTTTTGCAAACTGTGTTGCAAATTCTGATTGCATTTCAGCTTCAAGATCAAATACTGAATCTTCTAAGTCTTGTTCAGAAATATCTACAAGTGCATAATATTCATGCGCAGGGAGTTCTTCTAAACCTACTTGATAACCAGTAGTTTCACTTCTTGTACCACTTTCAGCAACCCACTGTGCAGCAAATGTTCCAGTTCTTTTTGGAATCTGTACACTTCTCTGACCAGTGCTTCTTACTCTAGCAATACTTCTAATAGGTGAGATTTCTGTAACATCTTTGATGAGTTCTCTCACATATTCTGGTGGTGCTAAATATCCACCTGTTGAGTCATTGCTGACCGTTAGAGCTTTTTTCTCCATTGCATCAAGTCCTTCAAGACCTTTTCTGCAATATTTATCAAAAGCTTCCATGTATTCATCAACTTGCTTACTTTCAAAACCAGAGTTTGGTCTTTTTACGACTGTTTCTAGTTTTTCTAGTTGGCTCTTGATGTTTTCAGCGTTAGCTTCAGCAGTTGTAAGTTTCTGATTGATGTCTTCATAAGAATCCATCTTGGCTTCCATTTTAGCCAATTTCTCGTCCACATATGCTGTACTTTCGCCTTTTTCTAACTGTTCAAGTCTTTCGTCATTGACCTTTTTAAATTCTTCAAAGGTTGATCCCATTTCTTGAATAGCGTTCTTTACATCTTCCGACATAATAGTCTCCTACTAAGATTTTAAGGTTAAAGTTAATTGTTTTATGGCGTCTACCAATTCAGCACTTGTTCCAACCTCTCGTTGGTGGAATGCTTCAGTAACGGCTTTTGCCCCTACTTTTGCTTCAGAACGAGAAAGATTGAAAGCATCTCGCAGTCCGTTCTCCCATTCTCTGATGGAAATTTCTTCACCCTTGACTGACATTACTGTTGCCTTTGGGTTCATTGGAAAAGTAACCAACGAAACTTCCATTAAATCTACTTCTTTGATAATTCGCTTATTTGCTCTTTTATCATATGAAACTTCTTTTGGGTTTACTCTAAAACCTATTGATAATCCATCTAGAGCACCCATTTTAAGTAGTTCGTATGCTTCTGCACCTGCTTGTGTTTTTAAAGCAAGTCTGCCTTTAACATACAAACCTCTATCGTCTTCCTTGATCTCATCAAAAACACCGATAGGCATATCGGATTTGTGTTGATATAACAGTTTGACCTGATGTGGTTTCTTTCTTTTAAGTGAATTGGTGAATGCACCAGATTCAATAACATCATTGCCTAAATCTTTATTTCCAAAAACAGAACCATATCCCTCAAAAGTACCATAATCTTTGTCTTCTTCTTCATCATGGTATGCTTTAAGTTCTGATCTTATTTCAAGAGTTTGCTCAAGGTTTTCAAGAGCATCTTTCATATCTTTAGGTTTTTTCTTTTTAGGTTTCTTGCCACCATATCCTGAAAGTTCCCTTCCTGTTAGTTCTGTGTATTCAGCATGAGTTGAACATGGCATATATACAGTATTACCATTCTCATCATGTGTGTGTGTGCCTGAACAACCTATTTCTTTTGCTCTTTCTATTGCCTCATCTTCTGTAGAAAAAACGTCTTCCCTTATCTCTCTTTTGCCTTCTAAAGAATCTTCCTTATATGAATTATAACTACTGTTACAGACTGCTGATCTTTGTCCTGAATCTGAATATTCATCAACCATAGTCTTATCTCCCATACATCTATCTAAAAACTGTTGCCTAGATTCACTACTTTTTGGTTTAGGAATAGGCATAATTTTCTATATATAGTATATTAATCACTAGTCTAGCACAATATCTTGCTCATCTGCATAAATTATTACGCATCTACAATTAATAACATTTTTAGCACCACCTCTTGGATCACCTGCATAACCCATTGGAGCACCACCAACTTCAAAGTCTTCATCCATCAAAACTGTTTGTCCGTTTGCCTCTGCATGTGCTGTTCTAGTTCTTGCATCATTAGTTGCAGACCACCTTTTAACCATTGTTATACCTAAATCTTGTTGTAGTGTATTGTGGTAAGAATGATTTGCAAAGGATGCTGCATTGTGTGTTTCAGTTCTTGCAATTAGATTTGCTCTTGAAAAACCAATCGGCAAAAACTTTTCTGTAACTAGTTTTGCTATTTGTGGAAGTGTAAGGTTGTCTGCCCTTCCTTGTTCTATTGTTTTTGAAATCCTATCTGCTAAATGAAAACTAATACCAGTCAATATTAGTTGTCTTGTATTAAAATACTGTGTAACAAGATTCTCAATATCAACTGATCTATCAAAAACATATGCTTCCTGTTTGTAATTGTTTTTATATTTATTTTCATTCATTTTGTAGATAGCTTGAAACACTCTTTTATATTGTGAAAGCATGAGTGGGAAAAAATCTTCATTAAGAATTCTAACTGCATTTTCTCTTTCATATATCCCATACTCACTGAATAAAAACATTTGCACACGCACAAACTTTCTAAACAGTGTATTTAATCTTTTGGAAAATCTTCTTTCAAGATTGTTACGAAGTGCAAGTTGTCTTCTTTGTTCTGATCTTACGTTTACACGACCTTGTCTAAAATCACGTAGTCTTTTTTGTTGTTTTATCATTTACTAGATAATGGGTGTCCTTTAGGAAATAAATCTTGATCATGTTTACCACCTTGAAACCTTCCAGTTCTTAATGCGGCTAAAAACGAATTCACCCTCGCATATGCCCATTGATCAGGTCCAGAAACTCTCGGACGTACGCTTTGAGGATTGGTGTTATATGCTCCTACACCACGTCTAAACACCGCTTCCAACATTCTTACTGTTGCCCTTTTCTTTGGGTTATCACCGTATTTCTCGTTGTGTTTATCAACCTTTTTCTTAAGAGCTTCTTTCACTTTTGCAGATACTTGTTTTGTATCTTCAACAACCGAAATGTGTGTATCATCTGTTTCTGGTTCAAAATCTTCTAATTGTTTTCTGCCTTCTAACTTCTTGGTAAGTTCAAGAATTACATCTTTCATTCCTTGTTTTCCAAGTTTGGGATTTATCACACCCCATTTGATAAGCGCAACAACACCTGCAACATTTGACATGTTTGGTTCTTTGTTACCACTTACAAACTGATTTCCGTCAACAACGGAATGTCTTGCAGCCCATGCTTCTCTTTCTTTTATCCATTTAAGCACTGCAGGTGATTCTGAACCTGCTCTGGCTCTCCCCCACAACATAAATGCTTCATTACCCCTTATGTTGCCACCTGCTTTCCATATTTGTTTACCAACACCTACTTCTTTTAAGTTTTTTGCAAATGTGTAATCAAACTGTGGATATGCACTGTTTCTTAGTGATATCTTTTTATTATCACCACGTTTAGGAAAGTTAGTAACATCATCATTCTTTTCTTCCTCTAAAAAGAATTCTATTTCAGCATCTAGGTCATTATATGTATCTACATCTTCTTCTTTTAATGGATTTTCAGGTTTTTCAACTTCATTATCTCCAATAGGGAAAAGTGTTGCAGAAATGTAAAGATCATCTGCACCATCTACAGGTTGTAAACCAATGACTTGTCTTGCTTCATTTCTTGTCATAATTCCTTCTCTTACTGCACTTGTTACGTTCTCATAAATCTTTTTACGTCTTTCAGATAATGCAGGGATTGAATCTATATCAAATTCCAGTGTTAATCTTTCATCAAACATTGGTACTAACCATTCATTAAGATCACTAGCAATTTTTCTAAGGTGTGGGATGATTGTTTCTTCATACAGAGCAAGTCTTGCCTCTGCAACGTTTGAATATGTTTGTGAATCAGGTACACCAACCAATTGATTTGGAACACCAAAACACATTGCAATATCCGTTGCACTCATGTGTTTAAGATTTAAAAAGTCCATATCTTTTGGTGAAAGACCCATTTCACGCCAATCAAAATCCCCTTCAAGAAGTAAAGGTCTTCCTGCATTACCTGTTCCACTAAACCTGTTATTTAAGTCTGTTAACAGTTGTTGTCTTTGTGATTCTGTAAGGTTAACATTAAAACCAGAATCATCTTGTGGTTTGAATATAACTGCACCACTTGGTCTAGCACCGTTCTGTAATAGGTTTACGTTGTGTTTACTTGACATATTAAATTGATCTACTTCAACAGCCGCGGCACTCATCGGTGATAAACCGTAATAATCATCTAATGGATTCCATAACTTTACATGTTTCAATTCACTAAAACCATTCTCTTGATCTACAGGATAAGTAGCTTGAACACGTCCATTGATCATATATTTATAGTTTTCTGGTATTGCATTACCATTACCTTTTATTTCAATTCTATCTGGTCTTAGTTGGTGCAATTCCTGTGGTGGGCCTGTTTCTGCACCAACTTTTAATATATATGCATTACCACTTAATAAAAGATAACCATACAAACTGTTAAAGAATTCTGAATAACTTTGTAATGGGTTAGGTCTTTTCAGTAAAGAAATAAGTGGGTGATCTTCAATGATTTGATCTCCTGCTTTAATAATGAAAGGAACAGCACTTGCACCTTTTGATATTTCATTTACACATCTATAAACAATTGCATTTTTTAAATACCCTTCTTTTGCTAAGTCTTGATATTTATATTTTTTAGGTTCATCAGTTCCTACACCGAAATAACCCATCATGTTTGATTGTTTGACCTGACTTGGTTCTATGTTAAATAACCTTTGAAAAAATGTTTTCTCTGCCATTAGCTTATTCTCCAATTAGCTTTACCAGAAGATTTGCTTAGTTCTGTTAATCCCCAAACTAAAGCATCTAATCTATCTGGGCTTGGTTTCAGCTGACCTACATATGAACACATTTGTTGTTCTAATTCTCCAAACACACCCATATGATGAACTCGCCCCTGCTCGTAAAGTGCTGCTATCGGTTCTGCTCTTAGCATTTTACCTCTTGTAGCTCTTACTGATCTATAAGATGCATTAGGGTCTTTATCCCTAATTAGCTTCTCAACTAAATCTCCACCATTGTTAACTTCAGCTATTATTCTATCTGCTTCCCATTCATAGTAAGCATTAAGTACTATTCTACCCCAATTGTCGGCTGTATGTCTTCCTGAAATGTCTTCTAATACGTAGAAGTGATTATTATAATCTTTTCCAACTACAATAATTCCTGTTTCATCTGACTGTGATCCACTTGTAACTGCAGGGTCTACTGCAACAATAATTGATTGCAAGTCTCTTTCAGTTTCTTTATTTAACCTTTGATCTTCTATCATATTGCTTGTCCATAATGCACCTTCAACATCATCAACAATTTCTGCATACAATTCTTGTCTTCCTAAAGAAGTTCCTTCATATCTTTCCTTCATCATTTGTAGAGCACTTTCTGCCAAGTTATCTGCATTCTCAAATGTGTTACCACGTGTAACATGAACGTCTTCTCTATCTAATAAATCTTTAATTATCTTTATCGGTTTTGGTGTTGTAGTTATCAAGCACTGAGGATTGTCTCCAAGTCTTAGTCCAAACATAAGTTGATCAAATGCTTCTGGGTATTGCCATGATGCAAGTTCATCACACCATGCTCTATGGAACTGTGGTCCTCTTAGTCTTTCTGGTGATACTGCTGCAAAACCAACTATTTTAGAACCATTAGCTAATCTTATTTCCATGTTTGCACTTGCAAAACCATTCGTGCCAAAACTTGGGTCTGTGCATTCAGAAGGTATGATTGATAAAAGTCCTGATGGTCCACCGAAACAAACCCTTCGCAAATCACCAAAGGTGGGAGCAACAACAGCACTTATAGTATTTGGGTTTCGCAAGGCATATAGAGCAATGTCTTGTGCCCCTGTTTTGGTTTTACCCCAACCACGACCTGCAAGTATCAACCAGATAAAGTAATCTTCTTCTGGAGATAGTTGCTTTGATCTAGCTGTTTTCAACCATTCAGTGTATAGCCGAATCGTCTGCTTTTCGTTTTGCTCTTGCAACCTCGTCAAGCAGTTCCATAGCTTCTCTGAAGGCATTGGTGTCTGTAACTTCTGCATTTAGTTTTATATTTTCCGTTGATTCTCCTGTTGCTATCTTTCCAAGTTTCTGTGCCTGTAAACTTGCATTACCTAGTTGATAAATCATAACTGGTGTCATTGGTGTTAATCCCTGTTGTCGCTTTTGATTGTTTTCTTGTAACAGTAATCCGATTTCGTTCATAAGTATTTTTGATAGTTGTAATGCAGTATCATCTAATGACTTGGAATTTTTAACCATCTCCTTTTGTCTTTGTGCATCAATTTTCTGCATGAATTCTTCATTGAATCTTTCCTGTTGAGACTTCCAACCTTCTCTTTGTGCCCACTTATATAAAGTACTTTTAGCAACTTTAAATTTTACTGCAAGTGCTTCAATGGTTTGATATTTCTTTTCTGTAGTGCCTAGATCAATACCTTGAACGTATTCAATTCGTATCTTTTCTGCAATTTGCTTTGTTAGTTTTCTTGATTTAGCCACTTAAAAATTATCCAAAAATTCTCTCTTTTTCTCCGTAGTCTATCACAAAGTTTTAATAATATACAAAATGGGTTTGCATAATGTTATCTAATTGTTTATACTTATAAACATTGATTATTGAAAAGAGAGGTAATAAATGAATATATCAAAACAAGAATGTGAAATACTAAGTTCACTTACTCTATCTAGTATCAAGCATAACTATCCTGAATTCGTTCAAGAGTTTGGTTATGATGGTGCTAACAGGGGTATGGAAAAACTATTCGGAAACATATGGTTGAAATACAGGGAACTTGTATGGCAATGGTATGACGTTGAATACAACAATGTTCCGTGTGGAACAAGGAGGATTGATGAAAGCTAATACATTTACACAAGCAGTTTATCACTGGGCATGTTTTTGTGAAGATCAAATTGGGAGTGGTCTTAATGAAGATTCTTACCCATGTGAAGAACTTTCACAGAAAATAGAAACACTTGGTGTTTGGGTTCTCAAAAATCACTATGGTGTTTTGTGTATGGTAAATATCAAAACAGGAAAGATCACATGAATAAATATGTAATTGAAAAATTGATACATGCAAAGAATCTTTTTGATGGTACAAAAAAAGGTTTCAATAAGTTTGCAGATAAGTTTAGTGCATTACCACATTTAAATACTGGAATGCTTGACTATAAAGATGTTTACAAACCTGAAAAAGGTTTTGAATTAGTTCAACAAGAATATGCAGATATAAAATTATTTTGGGATATGGTTAGTGTTGGGATATCTACTGCTACTAAAATATTTATTCCTTTTGAAAAAGATGGTCTTACTAATGAGGAAAGATTGTCTGTTGCAGAAGAAGTAAAAATGATCATTCCATTTCCAAACACTTTTATTCAATGGGAAGTTGAACGTGATTTAAAAATGATGAGTACTAGAAATTCAGAACCAAAATATTTTAAGAATAGAAGATTGATTCAAAACCTTTGGGTAATGGATAGTAATAAATTAACAGATGGTTCTTTGGATGGTATGGATGATGAAGGTAATCAAATTCTTACTTGTGTTTTATTTTCATATGATCAGGGTCAAGACGTTATACATCTTGATCATGCTTTTTATGATATGACATGGGACGAAAAAGGTAATTATCATTTTTGGTTATCTCCTGATCAACCATTCTTTAATCGTATAGACACAAGTGGTGATGAAAATGGTGTTTACTCAAATGAAAGTCTTAAGAACACTGTACAGGTTTGTAATGATGTTTTATTTGAATACAACATGCTTACACAGTTTCCAAACATAGCTACTGTTGAAAACGTAAAAGGTTTACAACCTAGCAAACGTCCTTCAATAATTGAACCAAGAAAATATAAGAAAAGCACTCTTATGTTTAAACCAACTTGGGAACATAAGGTTTTGAAAGTTAATTTATATGATAATCAAACTAAGGGTGTATCCACTGGTCGTTCAGGTGGTACTAGGTTTCATGGTGTAAGGAAACATCTTAGAAGATTGCCCTCAGGTAAACATACTTTTGTAAAAGCACATTTCAGAGGACAAAAAGACATCGGTGTGATCAGCAAAGATTATCAAATAGGAAATGAAAGTTAATTGAATTAATTTACATCAAAGGGTTGTAATGATAACCCTAGTTGTTATAATAAACGTAATTGAATTTTGAAACGAGGTAAAAATGGAAAATCAAGAAAAAGAAATCTGGAACAATCTTAGAACCTTTGGTGTTGAGATTGAGTTTATTGCACCAAATGATTGCGCAACAACAGAAGCAGAAATGAATCAATTCTTTCAACGACTTGCACAAGACTTTGGAACTAGTGGTTTATCTGGGGATTTGGTATCACCATTCTCCTTATCAGTGAGTCGTGCGTCTTACAGTGATTGTGATTCAACAAAGTGGAGATTGAAACCAGATCAATCATTGAGTTCATATGGTGTTGGTTACGCAATGGAACTTGTATCACCAGTATTACAAGGTGAGAACGGTGTTCAACAGTTACAACATATGTTGAAAGCACTTGAAAGAATTGGTGCAAGAGTTAACAAATCATGTGGGTTACATGTTCATGTTGGTGTTTCAGATTGGAAGATCAAAGAATTCAGAAACCTTTTCAAGCGTTACATTAAGTTTGAAAGTGCAATTGATTCTGTAATGCCAAATTCTAGAAGAGGAAGAAACAATGAGTATTGTATTCCAATACTTGGAATCACTGGATTGAAACAATCATTTGAAGCAATTGATGATTGTAGATCAGCTAGACAAATTTCAAGTTTGTTAAGAACTAGATATACAAAACTTAACATTAAGTCTTTTTGGAAACATGGAACTGTAGAGTTTAGACACCACAGTGGTACAACCGATGTAGAAAAGATTATGAACTGGTTAAAGTTTTGTTTGACAATGTGTCAAGCGGCAGATCAACACAGAGCAATCAAAGTGAAAGAAGATGACAACAGATTGGATTACACAGATAAAATTGCACTCATGTTGAAGGGTTTATCAAAGGTTAAGAATTCATTGGTTGACAATGATGTTAGGAAATACTTTATCAAAAGAAGGAGACAGTTATGCACAAGTTAGAGTATGTTGTAAAAGGTGGAGGTATTCTACGTGGTAAGACAAAACAGGACATTGCATTTGCATTGTATGAGTTATCTCTTGCACCCAGTGATACTTTCCAACAGTGGATGGTTTCCACATGCAAAAGAATACACACACAGTTTGGTTGGAACGTTTCCAATGATTCACCAGATTCATTTGTTGATGACCTAGAGTTACATGGTTTGATTCAACAGAAGGTGGTGTAATTATGTTTTACTTTGCTTACGGTGCCAATCTTAATTTAGAAAACATGAAGGGAAGATGCCCTAATGCTAAGAAGATTGTGAAATTTACTTTGCAAGATTACAGATTAGTTTTCAAAGGTGTTGCAGATATTGAGTATTACAAAGGTGCAAGTGTGGAAGGTGTTCTTTGGGATATCACAGATAAGTGTGAACATGCACTTGATATTTTTGAAGGGTTTCCAATACTTTACAGAAAAGAATATTTCACTATCAAAATGACTGGACAATTAGCACGTGATTTTGGAAACACAGCTGATGTTATGTTCTACACCATGAATAGAAATGAATATGGTGAACCTATGAAGTCATACTTTGATTGTATTCTGCAAGGGTATATTGCAAATGAATTAGATACAGACTACTTATGGGATGCATTACTTCATGCAGAAGACAACCATTCTTTTGGTTCTTATGAATCTAAAAGTTGGAGATAACAGCCATTTTACCTATACCTAAACCATTAACCACCCACACAAAATTCAATAGAGGACACCTCAGAGGGTGGTTTTTAGGTATTTTAAACAAAATAAATAGTATTTAATCAAATTCCCTTTTTCCTGTATCAGGCACCCAACCCTTAGAAAATTCCTCTTGACTCCCTTTTTCAGTCATAGGACGGTAATCATATAACCTATCTACTTCCTCTTGTTCCATGCCTAGAATGTTTATGAGTTCTTCATCTGTGTAATTATGCTTATCTTTCATTTTACGAACAATATCAGTCATAGGTATTATCCCATGATTGCCACGTGCCCTGTTATGAATGATTGTTGCAGCTATCTGTTGTGCTTCATCAACTGCATCTTCTAAAAAAACCACAGGCACAAAACCATCTGTTAATTCAGCAATATCTGGATCAGCAGACACAGTCCACCTAT